CCCAACCTTTTCCCGACAAGTCAAACTGTTCTAGCTTAACTAGTACTTCAGTACCACCCTTGGACCCTTCAGTCAGTTGACCCTATCTTTCCACCGAGTGTGCCTTACCACCTTGTTACAGTTGTTCAGCCATACTCCGAAGATGTTGCACCATCCTCATTTAATGTTCTTATAACATTCTTACCAAAACATTTCAAGAACTTTATTTCGCAGTTTTCTGCCGCAAATCATGTCAAGAAAAAACTTTACTCGTAACGCCTTGTAACATATAACTAAATTCTCAACTTCATTTCACCCAGTGGACTCTCATATGCTGCTCATTCGAGCAGTGAGGGTCCTATTTAAGGACAAGTAACGGCATGGCAAGAAAGATCTGGTATAAGTTTAGAAAATGGTTAAAATACAAACCAGAAAAATACTATATGCGAGGAAATAGTGATAAAAATAGTGATGGCAATAATAATAACGTCGATGCCAAATTGGCCATCAGTACGATATCAAGGGTACATATATCCAGACATGGAGACATGCGAGTCGTACAATCAAATAATGATAGATGATTTTAAAGCTTATGCACGCAGCCAAGGGGATGAAAATATACATTTTCAATCTTTTTGTTTTGAAGCGGAGTCATACCATATAGAAGGATTATTCGACGAAACAATCAACCTATAATTTTCTTCTGGAGGAGAAATGAAAGACAACATAATATTACTAGTAGTACTAACTTTTATACTTAGTGTAAGTACAGCAACATTTGCTACTGATACCAACAATCAAACGAATACATCTGGCAGCAACACAAATATTACGGGTGGTTATACAGCCACAACAACAAACAATAACGACGGACAAACAAACACAACTACATCAACGACAACAAACACATCTACCACTAACGGATCAGATGTACCACCACCATCTGCTAACTCACCATCTTACTCGTCCATGAGCCAAGATGTGTGTTCCATGGGCATAAGTGGATCTGTCTCTACTGGTGTTTTTGGTTTATCGGGTGGTAAACATGTGGTCGACGAAAACTGCGAGCGCATAAAATTAGCAAAGGTTCTACAAGATTTTGGCATGAAAGTGGCAAGCGTGGCAGTATTGTGCCAGGACAAACGTGTATTTGCAGCCATGGAAGCTGCAGGAACGCCATGTCCATACTCAGGCCTCATAGGTCCACAGGCCGCGGAAATGTGGGAAAAATACCCTGAACTAAGACCTGATTACGAAGAGCACATTGCAAAACAAGAAGTTGTTGCAAAAGTAAATGCTGAAATTGCAGAGTTAAAAAGAATAGAAGCTGAACGTATCGCCGCAGAAGAAGCAGAAGCTGCAAGACTAGAAGCAGAAAGAATTGAACAAGAACTGCTTACATTAAAGGAGCAAGATGAAGTTAGCAATATCGAACCTGTTATTGACCCTGTGCCTGTTAACGTCCACAGCGACTAGCACAGAAGTAACTACAGGAAATATACTTAACAACTCTACTTTTGGCACTGGCACACAGTACAGTGAAACTGGTTGGGATGTAAGCGGTTACGATAGCCATCATAATGATCTTGGTTCTGGAACTATTAACAACGCACCGGGTGGATCTTTTGCAGCTGGTGTAGACTCAGAAATATCACAAAGCGTCACGCTATCAACGGACGCAGAAATGAACCAGAAAGAAATACAAAACGGTTTTTCTAGTACAGTTGGTGCTGATATATGGTTCTGGAATAATTACAATAACACCGTAACACTAGAACAAAAAATTACGGGATCTGATGGATCTGTAACAACACAAACAAGAGATATACCTACATCAAATTGTGGCTTTTCTAATTGCAACCAATACAACAACTACACTGACACATATGTGCAAGGAACTAACACACAAACTGACTTTGATATAAAAGTAACTGTAAAGAATGTGGGCGTGGGATACACGTCTGGGCACCTAGGTCCAGATATAGATGATGTAACATTATCAATAACTTACACCGATAAAGAATTATTAGATCAAGATGCAACTGACGCTATAGATGACATAGAAGAGAATATACCTGACATACCAGAAGATATATTCGAAGAACCAGATTTTACATTTGAAGAAGAATATTTTGTGTGGGAAGAAGATTTTTATTTTGACGATAGTTTTACGATGGAAGAAGATTTTTCTGTTTACGAAATGCCAGAAGAATTTGAGATTATAGAAATGCCAGAAGAATTTGAAGAAATGCCAGACATGGAAATGCCTGCGGACATGGAAGACGCATTTACAGTGGTATCAGACGAAATGCCAGAAATGGAAATGACTGAAGAAATGGAAGAAGAATTTGTTGAAATGGACATGGAAGAAGAAATGCCTGACATGGAGGAAGAACCTACAGAAATGGAGATGGCAGAAGAAGAAACTGTTGACATGGAGATGGAAACAGAGGAAGATGCTATGGAAATGCCTAAAGAAGAGGCAGAAGAAATGGAGGTAGCTGAAAATGAAGATACCATGGAAGAACCCCAAGAGGATGAAGAATCTTCTGAAAGTGCTGAAGAAACATTGGAAGAGGAGCCGGAATCTGAAGAAAGCTTATCGAAGACTGCTGCGAATGAAGAAGAGGCAGTGGGAGACACAGATGTTGTTGACGAAGGAGGAATCAAAACTAAGAATATCGAAGTCAGCAAGAATATAAAAATTAAGAATGTGGATATAGGTGAAATAAAAATAACCGTTAATCCAAAAGACATATTTAAGGAGGTCGTTAACTTAGATTCTTACTCAAATAAGGATTTTTACAAGGATAAAGGCCTCCAATACAAAGTAAATGACGATTTCTTTGATCAAGCAAGCATGATTCAATACAACAAAGAGATATACACAAACGTCACTTTAATAGCTTATATACAGACAGATCCAGTAACTGTGCACAGACAGGAAATGGAAGAATTGGCTATACAAAAAGCCGGCATTATGATAGAACTCAAACTATTAAGAGGTAACTAATGAAAATTATAGAGAAATTATCAACATACGCTGCATTAATAGGCGTTATAGGGGCCATAGGCGGAGGTTTTTACACCTGGGGCCAGTTTAATACACGTCTAGATGCAATAGAATCAACACCAGCTGTTGATGTAGGTGCAATCAATAAAAAAATAAATAGTAACAAAGTAGAACTTATAGATCGTATTGCTGCGGCAGAGGACAGTATTCCTGAAACGCAAGACATGACATGGGTAGTAAAAGAATTTATTGCTGTAAGAGAAGAAATGCCAGTTCAAGTTGATTTAACATCTGTATTTAAAGAGATAGGTAAAGTTAGAGAGCAAATAGCTATGTTGCCTGAGCCTGCTAATCTACAGCCTATTCTTGATTCCCTTCAAGCATTAGAAGAATACGGTTGGGAATTAGAAGAAGACATTGAAGAACTTTCTAAACAAGTTGCAATTGTAATGAAAGAAAACGAATTGCAGGACATACAAATTAAAGAGATAAAAAAGAAAGCTAATAATCCTTTAGCTAAATAATAAAAAAATAATATATAAGACCTAGTATTATACTAACGTCTAAGCATAAGGACCATGCAATATAAAGTCTAAACAGCCACTTTATTATTATTTTCTTTGGCATAAAATTTTACTTTCTTTAACATACTGTGCACACCATTATTTCTGCCTGGCGTTAACAACGAATCAAGATTCATTTTTTCAAATTCTTTCTGATTAAACTCATTTATATCCTGGGCCGAAGATCCACTGTACACGTCCGCAATAATACAGACCATGCCTTTGCTAATCAATGCAGCTGAATCAGCACTAAAATATATTTTATCCTCTACAAAATGTGGCACTAGCCATGTCTGTGACTGGCACCCAGGAACTTCAAATGATTTAACTTTATGTTCTTCTTCCATGGGTTTAGAATTTTTACCAAAATCCATAATCCACAAAAATTTATCTTGATCCCCATCAATGTTATTTAACACCTGCAAGTATCTATCTAATCTTCTTTGAATCATAAATTTTTTCTGACAGTGTATTTAGAATCAGGAGCTGGCACGTAACCTTCTTTTAGTTTTTCTTTATACAACAATCCTATAACAGAATTTTTTGTGACACCAAAATACAATCCAACTTGCGATGCACTATATTTTTTCTTTAACTCTTTTGCTAATTTTATTTCTTCTTGCGTCCATACTTTTCTCATTTTTTATTTCTTTCATCCAGCTTTGTTTAGGTCCATAGTAGTACGCTGTTGTCTCCTCATATGGATATACTTTTCTTTTCTCTTTATAACTTTGTAAAATATATTTAGACATTACACTCCGGTAACATTTTTATGCATGCAACAATTTCACTAGGTGCTCTAACAGGTTCGCCAACTTCTCCTGAAGATTCTTCTAATGGGAGTAAATCATTTACAATTATATCATCGTTACCTCCTCTTTTTTCTATGGTTTTTGATTCGTAACCTACTTGTCCTCCCCCTTTAAGGTACGCGCATCCGGATAATAATAAAACAAAGATAAAAAAGTAAAAACCGATAAAAACAGACCATACAATCACCCGGGTTACTAGTTTAAAACCCGCTAGCGGTGCCTTTATGGCCTCTTTTTTTTGGCGGAATTCCTTGGTTTTTTTGTCATAGCCCCAAACGGCCATTTCCTCATTTTTTCGCCATTGGTTCGTCATCTGTCAACTCCATTTGATCTATTGTCCAATTACATTGCTGTATTGCCCCTTGAATTTGTCCAACACTTGACTCCATGTTCCTAATGGCATCTCTACCTTGATTGATTTTGTTGACGAGATCAGTCATTTGTTTTTCTAATTCTTTTTTTCTCTCTAATATTTTTTCTTTCATTCTATACTCCACATAATCCTTCACACTCATCGGCAAATTCTTCATCAAATGTTTCACCGAATAGTGAAGCTTGTTTTTTTGGTTCCAAGAAATTTATATCGCGAAGTGGTTTTGCTGATTTGTGTAAAAACAATTCCGATGTTGTATTCTTTAAACCGTGCCTAATCTTATCATCGACTTCACATGCATCTGCAAAATCTTCTGGATAATTCTTTTGCATGTTTTTCCATTGATCGTTATGATGATAAGGGCACCCTATGCACGATGATTTACCAGGCATGGGGTGTTTCTTAATATCACGATACCACTGAAGACAATCCATACGAGACATCTTCATTTCTATTAAAGGCCAACGTGATGTTAACCAAGGTAGTCTAGCGTTTTTCATACGCATAGCTTCGTCAGTAGATATACCAATCCATTGTTCAACCAACTGTCCTTTCTTGACACGGTGTCGTGGTTTAATACCTAGCAACTCTCTAATCTTTTTTTGAATAGGGATAACTTTATAATCATGTGTACACTGACGATAAAGCATCCCTACTTTTCCACCAGGACGAGCAGCAAACAACGGTGGGTTTGGTACACGTCCAGCAAACGATTTTTCCTCTTCTCTAGACCCTGGTTCTGGGTTCGCTGCTTTGATAAGATCCTCACGAATGTTACCTCTCTCCACAGTGATAATAGGACAAATTGTTATTGCTTTCTTTAAATATTCTACATGTTCATATACAAACTTAGGTTCCCACCCAGTGTCCGCAAATATCATGTAGTCTGGTTTATGTTTTGTTAATCCTTCTTGCGCCATGAGTGCCAAACAGGATGACTGAACCCCTGCCCCGAGTGATAGTATGCGCATCGTCGGTTCACGTTTGTTTCCTTCTTCGTCAAAGTATTCCGGTTCTTTTGTTGCCGCAACTGCTGCCATATTGTTGAGCTTTTTACGATCAATTTTCGTAGACATTTGTTCAAGTACTTTTCTTCTTTCAAATTCCATCTGCTCCGGATTAATAGCAAAGCTATTCTTTTTATTTTCTAATCTTTTTTTCCTTGCTTCTTTATTTATACTCACTTGGCATCTCCCCAGTTATCTTTGATTTTGTAATCAACATTAGACGGCACTTTTAAATCTATACATGTTTCCATCATATTTTTTATTTCTTGTGCCTCTTTATCAGATTTTACGCTACAGTTCAACTCATCATGGACTTGTATAAGTGGTATTATACCTAATTGTTCGTATATATCAACCATGGCTTTTTTAGTTTGATCAGCAGCTGTACCTTGTATTAACCTGTTTAATGCTTTGTATGTACCGGCTCTTTTTATAGAACCACCCCATTTTGTTGTTGCTTCATTGTGTGGTAATGCTTTGTGAAATACACCAGCTTCGTACCAAGCAGGTTCCCATAGATCAAATTTACATCTACGTCCCAAATATGTTCTTACAGATCCTATTTGATTTGCACGGTTCATCACAGCTTCTAACATGCCCTGCATAAAAGGAACTTTTTGTCTAAACTCTTTTAACATGTCTTTTGCCTCTGTAGGGGCTATATCTAAATCTATAGCCATCTTTTTATACCCCATGCCATACATTACCCCTAAACCTATTGTTTTAGCTAACCTACGATCAATTCCTGCCATCTCTGCTGTCTGTTTATGAAAGTCTAATCCTTTTACAAATGCTTGTTGCACCTCTTCTGCCCCTGCATTTTTATTTAATATGGCAAAATGTGTTAATATTCTAGGTTCTTGCTGTGAGTAATCAGCAGATAACCAATACTCTCCTTCTTCTGGTATAAATATTTTACGCAACTCTGATCCGTATTCGTTTCTTATAGGCATCTGTTGTAAATTAGGAGCGTACATAGAAAATCTACCTGTTACTGTACCACCGTTATCACCACGTATTTGGTTTATATGTGCATGTAATCTGCCATTGTGTACATATCTAGCAACACCATCAACAAATGTTCCTTGTAATTTATTTAGCACACGTGCCTTTGTTATCATGCGTGGTAATTCATGCGCATGTGTTTCAAGAAATGTTTGTGTAAAACTAGGAGCTCCAAGTTCTGTTCTAGGGTATTCTAAATTAACACTATCAAACGCCTGGGCCACAGACCGTGCTGCATTGATTTGCACATCTTGACCCACTAAATCTTTTATTCTTTTTAAATATTGTTTTTCTTTGTTAAGTAATTTCTTTTTAAGACCAAATGCTTTCTCCATGTCTACACGTACACCACGTTTAGTCATGTTAAATATAACACGTATTAGTCTGCATTCTATGTCATATACTTTTGTTAAATCTTCTTTTTCTATTTCTGTGATAAATCTCTCGTGTAAACGCCATGTTAATCTAGCGTCAGCCTCTGCATATTCTCCAACAAATGATGCGTGCATCTTGTACATGTCAGCTTTAGGGTCTAAACCTAGCTCTTCTGCCTTGGCTTTTAATAATGATTCATTTTTAAACTCACCTAAATACTCTGCTACCATGCTATTTAATGTAAAAGAATATCTATTCTCATTTAATAATGCAGCAGCTATCATGGTGTCGTGTATGTATCCTTTTACTTCTATACCTAAAGTAGATAACCATCCAATGTCATACTGTGCGTTATGAAATACTTTTTGTATAGATTCGTCCTCACATACTTCTTTAATGTAATCCACAATAACTAATTTATCCATGTTACCACCACCCTCATGCGCTATGGGATAGTAAGCAGTAAAGTCACCACTGGATATGGCAATACCTATAACAGATCCAATTTTTCTAGGCCAACCAGGACCCATCTTTTTTAACTCTGTATCACATGTTTCCAAGTCAATTGCCACCACATCTTTACCCTTCATTGAAGGTGTTTCTGTGGGATGCAACCACTCTGCTTTTACTTCGTCTTTTCTAAAAAGATCCTGATTCATTAATTTCTCCTGCTATTGCTGCATAACCACACATGTCAATGAAGTTATCCAAATTGTTTTTAGTTCCTTGCGTGTGTCTTGATACTTTTAATAGCACCATCATCAACGCTACATCCTCTGCTGTAATACTAGCCATTGGTTGTAATTTTTTATCTAAAAATATATTCCAAAACTCTGCAATTTCTGCATGGTTTTTAAATGCATCTCCATGTGTTTCGTTCCTGTCACCAGTGACAAGTTCTTTTGCCTTCTTTAATATTTCTTCTTTGTTTATCATATGAAATATCCTCTCTCTGTTTGGGGGTTTATAATATGTAGTGATTTCTTCGCACGAGTTGCGCCTACATAAAAAACTCTGTCTGTATCATCTGGACTAACTTCCATTTCATTTTGATTTGCACGGGATAAATCTGTCAACAACATAACATTATCACATTCTCCACCCTTTGCCATGTGTATTGTACTTAAATTTATTTTTGGATCTACACCTAATCCTCCATGTTTTTCTAATGACATTATGTATGATTTATCTTTTTCGCTTAAAGAAGTAAAAGCAACATCCCAAGGTATGCCAGCATTTATTAATCCATGATTCATACACAAAGATTCTATGTTATACATTTGACCTTCTTCTAATGTTTTTAAAGTTTTGTACCCTCTTTTTATATTAAAGCCTGTTTTTAAATTTGCATAAATAGCAGCTACGTCGTTGTAATTTAATTGCTCAAACTGATTTAATCTTTTCCAAGCACTAACAGCTCTTAACAGATCTTGTTTAATAGGTGTTTTGCCGTAAATTGTATAAGGTAATCCTAAATGACGTAAATCTTCCTCAATATCATTTAGCATATAGCTGCATGTTGCAAGTGCTAACCAGTTACCTTCAGAAAGATCAACAGCGCCTGGGTATGCATGGTATCTAACTTCTCCTTTGTATGCTCTTGGTGCCCACTCTTTAGGCCTTCTGTTTTTAATTCTTGATACTACCTGTGTTGCTATTAAATGCACATCAAGTGGAACTCTATAGGATTGATTTAACACACTTATATTTCCATCCATCTTAATTAAATGCTCAATATCTGCACCAGCCCATCTAAATATTGCCTGATCATCATCACCACTTATGTATACTCTTTTAGAATTAGCCCATATCTTTTCACACATTCTCCATTGTAATTTTGTTAAATCTTGTGCTTCATCTACAATAACAACATCGAGAGGAGGTGTGTGTCCAAACTGTGTAAACTGTGTCAGCATGTCTGTAAAATCAAATTTATTGTGTGTTTGTTTATAATCCTCAAAAGAACGGTAAGCCCATATTAATTCCTCCCAAGCATAATCTAAATTTGCTGCATTATAAAAATCTTGTAATTCTAGATCTTGCATTTTAGATTTATTTATATCTCTTAAATATTTATTATCCGTAGACACAACACCATTTTCTTCCCAATCAGTCGTAACTCTTTTTAAATCTACACCATACTTATCAGAAAACTCTGCGTAATCTTTATTGTCCATAATCTCTGCTTTTGTAAATCCCATCTGTCTTTTACCAAATGCATGCAGCGTACAAAAATAAGGAAAGTCTTTGTCTGTTAGATTAAATTTTACCTTTGCTCTGTCTCGTGCTTCATTTGTTGCTTTTGTTGTAAAACTTACAAATGCAATTCTGTCCGGTGGTGTACCATTTTTAAGTTCCTGGTCCACTATCCGCAGTAGGTTTTCAGTCTTACCTGTGCCGGGTGGTCCTAGTATTATATTAACGTCTGGCATTGTGCTCTTCCCATACTTTTAATATTTTTTTGCAATCATCAATGGTAACACCAGCTTTTCTGTCGTTAAATTCCCACGAACAAAATACAATGTTATCTTCTTGATAAGGTAAACTACCATCAATTCTATCAATTGATATGTTTGTTTTTGTACATCCATTATATCCTTTTCCAGTGTTTCTTTTAGTTGTGAGTTTAACTCCAGTATAAATGCAATATGGTCCTCCAAGAAGTTTCTTTTGTTTTTCCCACAATTCCAAAAGATGATCCTTTCCTCTTATGCCATTATTTACTTGCAGTGTTCTGTTGCTATTCTTATGATAATAAGAATTTTTATCACACCTACGTTTAAGACCTTGCCAAATTTCGTTAAAAAAACCTTTTTCAGTACTGACATATTTTTGATTCCATAAGGGTTTCATTTTTTTAATGTATGCCAAGCCTTCTTTAGAACGGTGTTGCATCTTGTTTCCTCACTTCGTATTCTGAATCTTGTTCGTCAAAAGATGGCACACCCCATGTGTTAACTCCCTTGTTTTTTAGTTTCCAGAATTTATGTTCTCCATTTATTTTACGTAACTCAGCAATAATTTGACCTGTGTTACTGTAGTGTGTAAATTTATTTCGTATAAGATATGCGTGTAAATCTTGCAGTCTAAAGTAAATTTTACCAGCTTCTGTATAAGGTTTACGTAATAATATATCTTCTTTTACTTGTCCCTGTGCACGACCAGTACAGAACTCCTGGAGGTGAGCTAAAAACTGGCCGGACACAGATCCGTCATTTGACACAGGAATTTTAAGAGCACTCTGCATCTTACTATTCACTAATTGTTGCCAATCAGACGCCTTCATCAAAGGAGGCATCATGGTCAATACTTCCATAACCCTCTTCTGAAACTTTGTTTGTATTTGTAATTCTTCTGTTGTTAATTGTATTTTAAGATCTTGTTCATTATCATCTGTAGGTATTTCTAAAAACCATATAGGTGGTTCTGTTTCTAACTTAGATAAAGATCCTAACTGTTGTGATACATTCTCTGCACCAACACCGTGCTTTCTTGTCTTGCAAACATTTACATTACAAAAAGAACTAATAGGTTGATCTTTACATTTGTATTGATAACCTTTTTTATTTAATTGTGCTACAACTGTGGCAACCTCTTTGTGATCTAGTGGTGGTTGCATATATTTTTGATTATACTCTTCTAATAACCTTTCCCAATTATCTGGATCAAATTTCTTTGTATACACACCAATATTAAATAATCCATTATTGCGTGTACCAGGAGGAAAACCTTGCCCACATAGAGCCTGCAAACAAGGTGGTCCATCTTTTATAATTTCTTCACTATTTTTTCCCCCAACGTTATCTATGTTATCTACAACGTTTTTATCGTAGATCTCATAAAATTCTTCTAAAG